GTAAATACGCCCGCGACTTTAGCCTAGCCGACTATACCGCCGACCCCGGCTACGGGTTTCGTGTCAGCGAGGGCATGAAGGCGCTTGAACGGTCAGCGGCCGCGCGCGGCGGCCTTCTGTCTGGCTCTACGCTCAAGGGCATCACGCGGTTCGGACAGGGCACGGCGTCTGAAGAGTACCAGAACGCGTTCAACCGCTACCAGGTGAACCGCGCCAACCAGCTTAACCCGCTGCAAAGCCTTATGGGTTCTGGCCAGACCAGCGCAAACGCCCTGACTTCTGCGGCCGGCCAAACCGGCGCCGGGATGGGTAGCACCTACATGGGCATGGGCGCCGGCCTGTCAAACGCTGCGCTGGCAGGCGGCGCTGCCCGCGCGTCGGGCTACACTGGCATGGCCAACGCGCTGACCAGCGGCCTTAGCACCGGCGCCAATCTGTACATGCAATATCCGCTGTACCAAGCAATGGGCCAGTATTACGGTCGCCCTAGGGGTACTGTTGGCGGCCCCGGCGATACGTTCCAAAGTTAAGGAAACGGACCTATGGTAGATTACGCTATCGCGAACCAAATCCGTCCCTTCCAACTGCCTGACATCGCCGGCATCGCGGGCGCCATGCAGGGGTTGGAACTGAACCGTATGCGGTCGCAGCAACTTCAAGGAGCGGAACGGGAACGCAACGCGTTGCGGCAATATCTGTCCGATCCTAACGTCGACATCATGTCGCCTGAAACCAGCCGTCGCGTGTTGGCGATTGCGCCGACTATTGGCGGCCCCGCGCTTAACGCAGCAACGGCCGCGCGCCGGGAAGCAATGCAAGCGCGCAAAGCCGAATTGGACAACAGTTTAACGCAACATAGTGTTCTGCGGCAGCAAGTCCCCAACATTATGCTGTTGCCGGAAACGGACCGCCAGGCTGCTTGGGACCGGTGGCTAGAACAAGTATACGGGGTATTTCCTCAATACCGAGGCCAAATATCCCCGACGTACAGCGATGATGTCGCGCGCGCTGCGATGGTCGAGGCGGATAAAATTGCAGAAAGAATAGCCCGTCAACGATTCGACCTTGAAGGCTCGCCTGCTATCTACGATCCGCTGCGCGAACAAGTCACGTTTCCCCGGGAAGGCGCGGCGCCGCCTGCGCCCCCTGCCGCAGCGCCGATGGCTACACCTATGTCGGCCCCGGCGGCGCCAGGCGCAGCCGCTGGCGACACGATCCCGCTGTCCGCGCCCGCAACAGGCGCAGCGCCCGTCCCCACTTCGCGGTCCACGGACATTTCTGCCATTCTGCCCGCCATAGACCGCGGCGAAGGCCGCGGGGCTAACCCGGCGTCGTCTGCGCGCGGGCAATTTCAGTTCATCGACCCCACGTTTATCGACGAGTTTAAGCGCAATTTCCCTGACATCGCGCGCGGATTGAGCAATTCTCAAATCCTGTCCTACCGCAATTCCACGTTGCCAGATGGTCGGCCCATTGAAGAGTTTCTGGGTGAGGCGCACACCAACCGCAACGCGGCCACGCTATCCCGCGCAGGGTTCGAGCCTAACGGCGCCAACCTTTATCTAGCGCATTTCGCTGGCGCCGGCGGCGCGCGGTCGCTGCTGTCTGCCAATCCTAACGCGCCTGTAGAAAGCGTGTTGTCTAAAGACGCAATCGACGCCAATCCGTTTTTGAAGGGCAAGACCGTCGGTCAAATTCTCCAATGGGCGGGCGATACGGTAGACTACGGCCCCGGCGCTGCCCGGCGCCGTCTGCTTGCCATGGGCGCACCGGACAACCGCGTAGAGCCTGGCGCGGCGCTTACGTCGCCGGTGCTTCAAACGCCGTTGACCAACGCCATGACAGCCACGCCGGTGTCCAACGCGTTTGTCAAGCCGTCCACGGGCGGCGGCATGAAGGCTGACGCCTTCCTCGACGACGCGACCTTGGCCAGCAACCCCTTGGCCATGCCTGTGTCTGACGTGCGCCCGGCGGCACCCGGCCTGCCACGGAGCATTGCCGAAGCCCGCGAAATGCGGCTCCAACGCGAAGAAGAACAAGCACGGGCGCGGCAGCGCGGACAAGAAACGGCCAAGTCGGAAAAAGAACGCGAAGACAACGTACGAAACATTGACAGCGCGTTGGATATTATCAACCGCGTAATCCGCGTCGATCCTAATACCGGAACAAGCACGTTGGGCCGGGCAACCGGCAGCGGTGTTGGTGCGGCTCGGGATTTTGCCTTGGGCCAAGTCGGCATTTCCACGGACGCGTCTAAAGCCGCCGCCGATTTGGAAACCGCTCACGCGCGACTTGTGTCTATGCTGCCGCGAATGCGCGGCGACCTTAACAAGTCCGAATTTGACTCATTGCAAGCCCAGGCGGCCCGGTTGGGCGACCGCAGCCGGCCTAATGCGGAACGCGCCAGCGCGCTTAGAACTTTGCAAACCGATCTTTTGGCAATTCGTGAACGGTTATCCGGTCAGCGCGGTTCAGCAGGCGCCGGCGTTACGGCGGCACCGCCTGCGCCCCCTGCGCCGCCGGGCATGTCGCAAAACGATTGGGGCCGTCTGTGGGGCGTCATGAAGCCTGAGGAGCGCGCACTGTGGCAGAACTAAACATAGACCAACAGCGCGCGCTGGCGCTGGCGCAGGCGCGACTTCGGCTACAGGACGCTGAAGCCCCGGCACCGGGCGAAGGCATCCCCGGCCCTCGTTCGTACGCCGCGTCCGAAGTGCCGGGCGCCGCGGTCAGCAATCTACCGCGCAGCGCACAACACTTTTACGGCGGTCTTGTTGAAGCTGTCACCAGCCCGATTGAAACCGCAAAAAGTCTGGCTCAACTAGGACTTGGCGCCATGCGTAGGGCCAACCCTTTGCTGGCTCGCGCAGGCGACGCGCTGTACAAGCCGGAGTTTGCCGCGCAATCCGACGCAGCGTTTAAGGCAGTTCTTGACCAATATGCTGAACGGTATGGGTCTATGGACGCCGCGCTGCGGACAATTGCCGAAGACCCCGTAGGATTTGCCGCTGACGCGTCCATGGTATTTGGCGGCGGGGCTGCCGCTGCGCGAGGCGCGGGCATGACCCGCACAGCGCGAGTGTTGCAAGGCGCGGAAACGGCTACCAACCCGTTGACGCCTGTGATTGCGCCCATTCAACTGGCAGGGCGCGCTGCGGGTAAAGTGGCGGATGTCGCTTACGATATGACCGACCCAATGGCCCGCGCGTATGCCGAAGCCGCGCGCGGGCGGGGCCCCGAAATTCTTCAGGCGTTGCGTAATCCTAATGCTGAGTTTGTGCCGGGGGCGCGGCCAACAACTTCTCAATTGGCCGCTTCCGCTGGCGCGCCAGAATTTGCGGCTTTTGCTCGGACGGGCGAAGAACTTACAGGTGAACTACCGCGGATTTTAGAAGAACAAAGCCGCGCTAGGCAGTCATATATGCAACAAGTAAGCGGAGCGCCGGCTAATCCTGTTACCGGGCAGCGGGGCGCTTTAGAGGTTGCCAAAGAAGCTCGTACCCAAACCTCGGGCGCCGCGTATCGTAGAGCCGAACCGGAAGTCTATCGCGCTGACGCGACCATAGAAACATTGTTTGACCGACCGTCCATACGCGACGCGCTGTCGTGGGCAGAAGAAGTAGCCCGCGAAAAAGGCCAGACATTTACTATTAGACGTCCCGCGCCGCCCGCAGCACCAACGCCGACAGGTATGGTGGACGCGCAAGGCCGGCCTATCATGACAACGCCTGCACCGGCAGCGCCCGTTGAATACACGGTGCGCGATTTAGACCGGCTGCAAAAGGCGCTAAAAGATTACGTCAAAGAAAACCCAAAAAACTTGGGTGTTGAGCAACGCAACGCCATTTCTGCCACGCGAAAAGAATTGTTGGATTGGATTGACAACCAATCGGCGGCGTACAAAGCGGCACGGGAAGGTTTTGCCCAAGCCAGCGGGCCTATCAATCGCATGGCGGTTGGCCGCGAAATACAAAACGCGTTGACAAACCCATTGACAGGAGAGGCATCGCGCGCGGGCATGTTTGCCGCCGCGGTTGAAAACGCGCCGCGCACTATCAAGAGGTCCACGGGCGAAAGCCGGTTCTCTTACCTGTCGGATGTTTTGACACCCGCGGATATTAAAGTGGTGCAAGACATTGGAAAAGATTTACGCCGGGCTGAACGCGCGGAAGATTTGATTGCCGCCGGGCGCCGGACGGATATACCGGACATTTCTAAAGCTGCTACCGAAGCCGCGGCAACCGGCGGCCCACGGCTCTCGCTGTTAAACCGCGCGTACACGTTGGCGCAAAACCTTTATCAACGGTTTGAGGGCCGCCTAAACCGCGAAATGGCGGAACGTATCGCCCGCGATTTGCTTGACCCTAACACCACAGCGTTTCAGCTTGACCGCGCGCTTCGCCGCGAAGCCAACCGGGCCAAAACGGTGTCGCGTATTGAATCACCGTTTCAGGCGGCGGCTAGAGGTCTTCGAAATCCGGCGTTCCGCGTAGAGCCGCAAGTGTTAAATGCTTTAGCCCCGCCTTCGCGCGAAGACCCTGTTGTAAATGCTTTTCGTTGATAGAGGCCGCCCATGACGCAAGACCTGTACAACATCATCGTGGGCATAGCCGGCGCCGCGATTGGTTGGATGATGAAAGTGGTGTGGGAGAGCGTCAGGGCGCTGCAAACCGACATGAAGGCCATTGAGCGCGAACTGCACACCGTGTACGTGCCGCGGTCTGAAATGAAGGCCGACATCCAAGAAATCAAAGAGATGTGCCGGGCGATCTTTGAGCGGCTTGAGCGTAAGGCCGACAAGTAATGGAACTGCCCAAGCTGACGCCTGTTGTGCAGTTTGCGACGGCCAGCTTCGCGCTGGCTGTTGGCGGCTACTCTGCGGGCGAAAAGTTTGGCTGGTTTAAGAACGAGATTATCGCGTGGGCGCCGGAGCATTTCAGGATCGTTGACACCAAGATTGGCCAGCCCGTTACGGTAACAGTGGCGCGGGTCAAAAAGCGCGACGACTGTTCGGTCGAAGGGTTCGAGGTGACCGTGCGCGACGGCGCTGGCGTCATCCACCAGGCCACGCCGAGCATGACGCGGTTCACCGGTCCCGCTGGCCCTGAGATAGACACCTTCACCTACCTGCTGGACATCTCCGACAAAGAAACCATCGCCCAAGGACGGGCGACGCTGTTGGCTACCATTAAGTACAAGTGTCCTGAAGGTGAACGGACTGTCACCTACCCCCGGCACCAAAACCTGACCTTCATGTTGGAGCGATAGGATGGACCAGCTTCTGAACCTTGTCCGCACGGTCGCGCCGTCCATCGCCAGCGCCGTCGGCGGCCCTCTAGCGGGCATGGCCACGCGGGCCATTTCGGAGGCTCTGCTGGGCAAGCCAGACGGCACCGAAGCCGAACTGACCGAGGCTGCGGCCAAGGCCACACCGGAACAGCTTCTGGCGCTGAAGACCGCCGAGCAGGACTTCGCGGTCAAGATGCGCGAGTTGGACATCGACCTAGAACGCATCGCCAACGCCGACCGTGACAGCGCCCGCAACCGCGAGGTCGCGGCGAAGGATTGGACCCCGCGCATTTTGGCCGGGCTAATCACAGCGGGGTACTTTGGCGTCCTATTCCACATGCTGCGGAACGGCCTACCAACGCACGGCGGGTCTGAAGCCATGTTGGTTATGCTGGGCACTCTTGGCACGGCTTGGGGCGGCGTTGTAGCGTACTACTTTGGCAGCAGCGCCGGCAGTAAAGAGAAGACCGACGCGATGAATAGGATGGCTCGCAGGTGATCACTTCCAAGTTAATGCAGGGTTTGGGTTGGACCGATCCGGTCGAATGGGCCGCAGTGTTGGACGACGCCTGCAACCGTCACGGCATCATCACGTCCAAGCGCGTCGCCATGTTCCTGGCCAACACGGGCCACGAGAGCAACGGCGGCCGCGCCATCCGCGAGAACCTGAACTACAAGCCCTCTGCGCTGGTGGCGCAGTGGCCCAAATACTTCTCGCCGGAATACGCCGAAGAGGTGGGCCGCACGGACGCGCATCCGGCGGACCAGAAGGCCATTGCCGAGGCGGCCTATGGCGGGCGCATGGGGAACAAGAACCCCGGCGACGGCTGGCGCTTCATCGGGCGCGGGCTAATGCAGACGACCGGGCGGTACAACTACGAAAAGCTGGCGCAGACCATGGGTATGCTGGTAGATGATCTGCCAAGCTGGATTGAAACCAAGGAAGGCGCCGCCGAGAGCGCGGCGTTCTACTGGGCCGCCAACGGCTGCAACGAACTGGCCGACGCTGACGCGCTGGACAAGTGCCGGCAACGGATCAACGGCGGCCTGATCGGCATAGCGGACGTGCGCGAGCGGTATGTTAAGGCGCTGGGTTTGTTGACGTAAGCAGTTCCCGCCGCTCGCGCATGGCGCGGAGCGCGGTGAACCGCTGGTGCATACGGATCATCAGGGTGGTGCGGCGCTCGCCCTGACGTTCTTCTTCGATTAGGTTGGCCAACTCGTCTTCGCGCAGGCTGCTCAACCGGGCGTTCAATTCCCGCCAATTCATTCTTTCGGTCCCTTCAGTTCGTCCAAGGCCATGTCTGATATGGCGCGTTTGTCATAAAGCCCGGCCCATATACGCTCGTCAATGGTTTTGTTGCAGAGCAGGACATAGACCCAAACCGGCGCGGTCTGGCCGCCGCGGTGCAGCCGCCCGACGACCTGCTCGTACAGTTCGAGCGACCACGGGATCGACATCAGCACCATCTTGTTGCCGCCATACTGGAGGTTCAGCCCGTGCCCGGCCGACTTGGGGTGGATCAGCAACAGTTCGACCTTGCCGGCGTTCCACCGGGCGATGGCGTCGGGGTCGTCAATCGTCACGGCGTGGGGGTAGCGCCGGCGCAACTCGGCCAGTTCTTCCTTGTAGTTGTACACGACGATGGTGTTGTCGCGCTGGTTCCCCTCTAAAATATCGTGCAGCAGGTCGAATTTGTGGTAAGAAAACCAGACCGCCTCCTGAATGGGCGTAAATTTTCCGGCGATCTCATGCGCTAGGCTCTGGCTATTGTAGACGAACCCGCTGGACATCTGCTGTAGTTTGCTGGTGACCGCAGCGGCTGACAGCGCCGTGATCTGCTGGCCGTCCAACTGCACCAAGAAGTCCTTCTTCATCTGCTCATACGGCAGCCGGTCGGTCATGTTGCAGCGCATCTCGACCACGTTCAGCGGCGGCAGCTTGTCTTGGTACTCGCCTGGCTCCAGCACGAATGTGGCCGGCCGAATGGCGTCCATGACCGCCGCCAGCGCGTCCTTGCGCGGCGCCCACTCGCCATATTCGCGGTTGATGCAGACGAAGTACTTCTGCAAGAACGCGCCCTTGGACCGGCCCAGCAGCGCCTGGTCCACCATCTTGCACTGGCCAAACACGTCCTCAAGACCGTTGCTGGTGAAGCTGCCGGTCAGGCCCCAGCGGTACTTGAACCAGCCGATGATCTTCTCCAGCGCCTTGAAGCGCTTGCCGGCGGGGTTCTTGAGCCGGGTCAACTCGTCAAACACGATGCCGTCAAACGGCCCGATCCCGCCGGGGATGCGTTCAATGTTGTCGTAGTTCGTCACCACCACCTGCGCGTCACCCGCGAAGGCGTCCACGCGCTGCTTAGGTGTCCCGACGGCCACAGCCACCTTCATGCCCGGCGCCCACTTGGCCGCCTCGACCGGCCAGACATCCGTGCAGACGCGCTTCGGCGCCAGCACCAGCCAGCGCTTGACGTGCCCGTCGGCCAGCATGGCCTGCATGGCCGTCAGCGTGATAGCCGTCTTGCCCGCCCCCACCGGGGCCAAGATCATCGCGCGGTCGTGCGCGTAAAGGAAGTCGGCGGCGGCGTCTTGGTAGGGTCGCAGTTTCATGAGCGCACCTTAGCGATGGCCCACACCCACACTGCGCCGCCAAGCACTTTCGCCGCGAACTGAAGCGCGATGATTTGCGGCATAAGCACACCAAAGGCCAACGTGGGGAACACGATTGAATCGACGGCCGCCCCCGCTGCGTTAGACGCATTCGCGCGCAAGAGCCAAGACCCTCGCAGCCTTGCAAACACCGCCCAATCCACAAGCGCCGCGACCGTAAACGCGGTTGCCGAAGCCACGGCAATGTGAGCGGCGGAAGGGTTCAGCACAAACGTGAGGGCGCCCGCGCCGGCTATGAGGGCGCCCATCTGCCATACTTTTAGGCGCACATGCAGCCAATCGCGAAGCGCTAGGTCTAGGCCGATAAACAAGAACGCATTTATCGGCGACACCCAAGGCCCGAAAAAGGCTATTGATAGGTTGGCCGCGGTCATGGCCGTGGCGTACACGCTGATAGCGACGTAAAGCATATTCACCCTCCAAAGGTATATGTGGTTGGCGCGTTGTGCGCCTCTATGCGGGCGCGCATGATCTGCGCCCGCGCCTCCTTGGTCGGGGGCAAGTAGTGCCCTTTTGACCAATTCTTATCGATGCCGACGTTTCGGCCTATGTTGGTGGAATCAGCGCTGGCAAACGGCAGGCGCGTAAACACGCTAGGGTTCAACATCCTAAGCCCGTGCAGCTTGCACAGCGGCCGCCCCGATGCGTCACACACCGCCGACATGGCTTGGTCAATACGCGCCCACCAGGCGGCGTTTCCGACCACGGCGTACTCGCCTGAACTGCCTATGCAGACCCTCGGGTATTGATTGGCCAAGCGGTCCAAGCGGTCTAGCGTTTCGTGCATGTGCCACACTGGCGCGCCAAACCACAGCGGCAACGGCCATTCATCCAGCAGCGCGTCATTCGCTGCCTCATCCCCGTCTATGACATCGGGGATGACCGCGAAATCGCATGACGGGATGCGCCGGCAATCCTCGGCCCAACTGTAGAAAGGGCGCCAATCTTTTACCGGGTTGCCTGCTTTCCACGCGGAGAACGCGCCGTTGTCTATCGCAAAAGATTGGCAGACGCTCACGGCCGCGCCTAACTGCCCGGCGTGGGCAAAACTGACAAAAGCGTGGCCCGCGCTTATAGCGTGTGTCGCCGCCGTCGCAGGAGTGATAGGTAACCCGTGATAGTGGATCATAATTTGTCGGCCCAGGCGTCTACCTGCTCCTTCGTCCAGAGGCAGGCATAGCGCTGCCCCAATCGTTCCATTTCCTGCGCAAATACCTTCTGCAACGGCGCCAACCGCCCGCCCTTGGTCTTCAACTCTATGAACCAAGTCTGGCCGTTTGGCAGGCAGACCACCCGGTCCGACACGCCGCGGTGGTTGGTTGACTTGAACTTGTAGGCCACGCCGCCCATACGGACGACGTGCCAGACCAAGTGCCGCTCTATTTCGCTCTCACGCATAAAATTCTTTTACCCCCAATTTAGGACTTGTGCAACAGGTTCTGTTGCGATATACGGATGCCACACACTTCGAGGGAAAGTCAAATGGCACCACATTCCAATATCGTCGGCGGGTCGACCGCCAAGCGGGTCATCGCCTGCCCGGCCAGCGTCAAGCTGGCGCAGCAGATGCCGCCCAAGCCGTCGTCCAAATACGCCGACGAAGGCACCCTGCTGCACAACATCATGGACGCGGTGTTGATGGACAACCGCAAGCCGGAAGAGTTCATCGGCAACGAACTCAACGGCGTGGTCGTGACCGCGGAACTGATTGAGGCCAAGGTGACGCCGGCGCTGGCTGCGCTGGACGAAATCGACCCTGACAAGCGTATGGACTACGAATGCGAAACCATCGTGGGCTTTGGCGACGCCCTGCCCGACGTGTTTGGCTCTGCCGATCTCATCGGCCGCATCGGCAGCCGCGCCATCGTGCTGGATTGGAAGTTCGGTGACGGCGTTGACGTGCCGGTGGAAGAGAACCCGCAGGCCATGTTCTACGCTGCGGCGGCCATGCGGACGCCTGACGTGCAGTGGGCCTTCCTTGGCGCCAGCGAGATTGAATGCGTCATCGTCCAGCCGACCGCCCGCACCCCGGTCAAGCGCTGGGTGACCACGCCCGACCGCATCCGCGCCTTCGAGCGCGACCTGTTCGCAGCCGTCAGGGCGGCGCTGGGGCCGAAACCTGCCATGGCCGCCGGCGACCACTGCCGCTGGTGCCCGGCCAAGCCGATCTGCCCGCTGCT